ATAAGGACCAATAGCGAAAGACATGCCTTCGCCTGTTGGGAAAGCAGTGATATCAGGTAAGAAGACAGTAACATCTCCTTGAGTAGAAGAAACCGCTTCACCAGTTGGGAAGACGGTAGCGCCTGTTGCTGTAGTTACAGAACCTTGAGCACTAGATAGGATTTGTCCAGTAACTGTAACATTAGCGTCGCCGCTAATCGTAGTATTACCAATTGCTGAACTGAGAGCCTGACCTGTTAGAGAAACAGTAGCATTTCCTACAACCGTGGTTGTACCAAGAGCTGTAGATAACTCTTGACCAGAAACAAGAACTCTAGCGTTCTTACTTCCTTGAGCACTAAACGAATCTTCAGCAAAGGTTGTAGTTCCAAAAAACATAGTTGTATCTTAGCCCAACTACAACAAAAGCTAAATACTTATATTAAGATATTCTTAATATAGCGTTAGATGCGTCTGCTGTTGGGAACTGAATTGTAAATGTGCCTGATGTTGAAGTCTTCACTGCACCAAAATCTAAAACCATTACCGCTGCATTTGTATTAGTAGTAGCAGAAGTATTAGAATTATAGATCACGGCAGCTTGTGCTGAAATTGTAGCACTAGTGAAACTTAAATCAGCAAAGTCAATAAATGCTGTTGCACCTGACCCTGAAGCACCTTGATTTGTCAATGCACCACCGCCCGCAGAATAAGAACCTGATGCACTTACTTCATTAGAAGTTGTGTATGCAGTGGTTGTATTACTGAGAGTTGCAGATGCGTCATACAAAGCAAGCTTAAATGCGTCTCCACCAGAGGATCTAAAATCATGTTCGCCTTCTAATAGTTCAACTTTAAAACTATCACAGACTGCTTGTGTAATTGCCATCTTTATTTACCTCCGGGATCTACTGATCTAAGAGGAATACGGAGGACCCCATCTGCGTATTCATCTCTGCGTTTTCTGCCCATTTGAGTTTGTGCTAAATTTTGCACTGCCTGAGCATACTTTTGTTCGTATAATTGCACATATGGAGGATTTTTCAAGTAGGAAAACGCTTCGGCTACTGTTCCATAAATTAAAACTTCAGGTGCGTTAGTAGATAACCAAGTGGTGGTTTGGCTACTGGATAAATGATCCGGTGTTTTATTATACCATAATTCAATCTCATAAGCTAAATCGGGTGTGGGAGCAAATATCATTGTGTTCTGATCCCAGTTTGCATAGTATTTAGGTGTTCCTGTATCGGAACGATCTTTATTATATTCATCAATAAAAGTTGTATCTCTTTGTTCTAACCATGTTCGATCGCCTGTAATTTGATCTTTTATCTGAACTCCTCGCTCAAATGCAAAATCATTAGGCATCGTGATAAAAGGACTACCAATGGTGAAACTAGAAAACTGAAACTTTCGAAAGGCATCGAGGTCAAGTTCTCGCTGAATCTTGTTTTCAACATTGTTAATAAACACATCAATAACAGAATCAGATAAAACTTCTGATTCTACTTCAGTGTAATTACGTACATTGGTTAATAATTCAGAATAATTCATGAGATCACCACTGTTACTGTGCCTGCTGCTACAGACATTTTTGTATCTTTATTTTTAGTCAATGGTTGCATTCCTGTCGATAAAAAAGTGTTGATGCTTGTGCCGTCTGTTGGTGGGTACACTGTTGTATCGGCAACCTGACCTTTAGCCATTTGTAAAGCTTCACGGTCTGTTGATTGTTTTTTTGTTTGAATTAATTGTGGATGCTTAGCTTCGAATTCTGAAACATGGACAATGGAACCGTTCCATTCTTTGACCATTTCTTTATAGGGAAAAGCTGCTCCCGAGCGATCGGATATTCTTTGTGAGTATTTACCTGTTGCGTATCTTGCCATTATGAACCTACAAAGTAATTCTGAGGTGTGAGAAATACACTATCTCTACCACCGTCAGTATCTGCTGCTCTTTTCCAAACATCTTCATACTCAAATTTTAAATCAGCCATTCGTTCAGGGGCTTTTTTCATTGCAATGTAGTATGCAAGTCCTGCTACTAAACAAGGATAAAATCTAAAAGGTAAATCTGTTGTATTACTGTAGGCCCCCGCATCTTGTATTCTAGTTAAGGCATTATAAACAATCGTGTATGATTGATCTGCCGCCGGATAAAAATACATCACTGGATTAATCTGACCGTCGAAAAAGAACTGAGTTGGTCTTCCTGTTGTTGATTTAACGGGAGTATTTAAGTATTCAGCTCTACTGATTTTATCCACGGTGTAATCAGTGGTTCCGTCTCGAACAATAACATCCAAAACATCAACGATATCAGAAGCAAAATCAGCAGTGTTGCTTTGATCATTTGCCGAGATAGTTGCTGTTCTTTGTTTAATTGTCCAAACATTAATGCCGCGGTTTGCCCATTCAGCAAACATGATATTAAGAACACGTCTAGCAGAATGTATGTCGTATCCAGTACGAGTCTGAAGACCACATCTCTCATATGCTTCTTCAATAGCATCATCAATACTTAGATTAAAATCAGTTGTTCCCGAAGTTGCCATTATTTTTTCATTTTCTTAACAGAACCACCGTACATATAACCCTTGACCATTCCGCCCTTCATCATTTTAACGGGAGATTTGCCACCTGTTTTCATGTAGGTTTTTTTCTTACAATTTGCCATTTTACACTCCTTTGTGCTTAAAGCTCAATGTATCAAAACCTTTTAGAAAATTCTACTTTGTTTTTCTCTTTTTTGCTTTCTTTTTTCTTATCTTTTTAGAGGGTGGATTGGCCATTTGCTTAGCCATTTGAGATCTACTAATTGTCATTCTTAGGCATATTTTCTTTTAACCAAGAAATATCATTTTTGATAACAGCCAAATCCTGTTTAATTTCAAGTAATAGTGTAGGGGTTCCTACTGTATCTGCTTCTAAGTTAGTTACTCTATTTTCTAAATTAGACCAACCTATGATTACAGCAGCAAATAACAGCATCCATCTTGTTATCAATCCGCCCCAGTCTTTAAGTTTGTCTAATTGCATAGTTTTTTATATCATTTTTTATTTTATTTACAATCCATTTTGCCTGCGTTAGCAGGGTTATCACAACTGTTTGGATTGGACATTCCTAAGAAAAATTCTAATTGAATAATTTTATTTTCCAAAGATAAAATAGATGCTTTAACATCATAAAGATTAGAAATATCTTCTACCTTTTCTTCTAACTTCATCATCTTTTCCATGTATATTTTTTGAGAATTCCATATTTCACCTGCAAGAAATACATTACCACTGACCACGGCAATAATAGATGCTAAGATAGATAAAGTTTTAAAATTAACTTCAATTTTCATTACGCGCCACAGCTATCACAACCATCGTCGCAGATACACGGATCACATCCACATGCTATACAATTAGTTAACATTTCCATCTTTTCCTCGCTTGTCTTAATCTTGAATTGGGATCTTTAGCCGCTTTGGGAAATTGTTTCATTTGTCCCGCAGAACGAGCACAGTAAGACTTTCTTCTTTTAGCGTCTTTACTGCCGGGTTTTACTTTTCCTGTAACTGCGGTTTTTAATTTTGAACCGGGATTTTCTTTTCGGTATCGAGCGACACCTGCTTTGGTCATTCCCGCTCCACTTTTGGTAGAGCGGAAATATTTTTTAGTTTTCGGTGGTTGTTTGTCCGCCATTATCCTGTGTAGAATACATTCACTGTGCAGTTAACTGTAGTTACATTCAGATTTGACGTGAAGACAACTCCTTGCTCAGGAATGTTCATCGCCACATCTGACGTACTAGCTGTCACAGCTACATTGAATTTAGCAGTGCCACCGTCGTTAAAAGTAACGGTTCCGTTGCCTGCTCCCACACCAATAATAAATCCTTTTAAACGAGAACGTTGAGTATTTATTGTAGTAGTGGTATTGGCTGCCGCACCTTTAACAAGAACATCACTATCAAAAGCCATAGTTTATCTCCTTATGCACCAGCGGTTGCGCCAGTATCTACACGAATCCAGTTTGAACCGTCTGAAAAAACTAAGTTACCTGTGCCATTACCAGTTGTTTCAGATGCTTTTAATGCATCAGAACAAAAGATAATACGGCCTTCATTTGCTGAAGCCGATGGTAAATTAGCGAACAAAATCGCTGTGGATGTAAAACCGTTATCTGAGATAACTGGTCCTGAAAAAGTAGTATTTGCCATATTAAACCTCCTTGGTTGTATAGACCAGCCACATAATCTCTATACCGTCTGCTAGCTCAGTTTATGTGACTTATTTTGCTAGACCTTTAATATGACATAAAAAAAGGGCGGATACAACCGCCCTTTTTGAAAGGATTTGTTTATAAAAAACAAACGTTCCGATTAGGAACCTTGTGAACCGTATACACAACGTGGATCTGAGAAACCGAAAGAATATCTCTCTCTAGCTTTGTATCTCACGTTACCTGTATCGAAATCACCTTCCATAGCTGTCGCTAATGGAGTTCTCACGAAGTGCTTGAATCCATTAGGTGAGTCGGTCATGATGAAGTATGCATCAGTATCTGTTAGATAGTGATTTACTCTATAACCTTCAGGCAACATTGACATGTTCACTAATGCGTTGATGTCATTGTCGGCTGTACCTGTTCTCAATGTTGAGTTAAGGATTCTATCCGCTACGAACATTAATTGAGGTGGGACAATCATTTTTCTTGCTTGTACAGCAATCTTTAGTCCTCTCTCATCGATGAATTGAGAAATGTCAATCATCGCCTGCTCGAGTGATGTTTCGTTAAGGTCTGCATCGGTTGAGTTTCTATTTGAGAACGAACCGCCACCTGTTGTTGGGTGTGCTGTGTTCACAAGAGAAACGCCGTCACCACCAGCAGAAGCACCGCCTGTAAACGCATTATTTAATACGTTTGCTGCTTTGATCTGCTTTGTGTGTGCCATTGATCTTGCCAATGCTTTTGTGTAACGAGCTGATAATCTGTCATAAAGATTATCTTCCACAGCTTCTTCAGTGATAGAAAATGCTAAAGCTACGGTTTCATGTGAATAACGTGCTGTGTATGCTTCGTTTGCAGAGTCAAATGTTACTGCTGCGCCCTCTTGCTTCACAGGTGCGTTACCAAAACCTGTTAACATTACTTCTTCTTCGAAAGCTCTGTCTGATGATTCTTGATTAAAGATTTCAGCGTGTTCGTTTTCGTACTTTTGATATTCCAAGCCAAACAGTGCGTTTAGACCCGGCTCCAACTCTTTAACGAGTTGACTTCTAGATATAGCCATAGATTAACCTCCTATACGCCTGCTGTATTTGGTGCATAGAAATGATCATTGATCTTTACGATTAAGTTAGCGTTATTGCTACCTAAATCGCTATTATCTGGATCTGCTGTCACACCAACTACTCTCAACATTAAGTCTGTTGTAGCAAGAGTTGATGAGTCTAATTCACCACTTGATATACCGTTCGTTGTGCTACCGTTTGCGTTTCCAGCAACATCAGCGTTCATTCCAATTGAAGTCTGAGCAGAAGTACCATCAGCCTGAATCAAAAATAATTGATTAGGGTCATCGTACACTCTGATCTTAATATCAGCGGAACCTTGAGTTGTAGTTGTATCTGGAAAGTAATTAGAAAATGTCGGCTTACCGTCTGCTGCTGTATATTCAATACCGCCTGCAACACCCAAAATTTGAGTATCGCTGTCGCCTGCAACGACTACGTATCCGTCAGATCCTAGTTTTACAACTGCACCCTCAAAAATATTCCCTGAGTTATTACCAGACTTCACAGCGTATGTGGAAAAACCACATGAGTTATAGTTTCCGCCTAATTTTGCAAGTGGGCGTAAACCAAAGGCTGCGTCTTTATTTGCCATAGTATATACCTCCTAAGTATATTTTAGTTAATTAATCTTCGGTTGGCTTTGGGCCTCCGAAGCTTACTCTACTTTGCCTTTCCCTATGGATTGGCATGTTAGGGTGCTCGTCTTTCATTAAGTCGTTATCAACACTCTGCATTTGGCCTTCTGTTTGAGACTTGAAGTACGCATCACGTTGCTTCTTAATCTCAACTGGACATCGCATAAGAATAAGTCCCCCTATTCCTATGACGCCTTTGAACTTTCCGTCGGCTATTGCCGGTATATCAAGACGATCGCCGTATGTATCTGATTTAACAAATTCATACCCTTGTCTTAACCTACCGTTGACATTCTTATCGTCAGGTATTCCACGATATTCGTATCTTACCCATCGATGATGCCAGCCTTCGTCAGGTTGTGGCGCTTCGAGTGATGAAGGTGGTACCCATGCTTTTGGTCGAGCTTCCGTTTCACGGGTTTCCAACTTGCGTGAAGTTTTGTTTATCTTAGTTTCATTTTCCATATTATTACGCCTCCTTCACGTATCTAGCGTACTCTTCTAACGGCACACCTAGCCTTTTGGCTATTGCTACCTGTGAGGGTGTGAGCCTTACAGATCTGCGTCCATCTTTATTTACGCGTTTAGCAGAAGCAACCGTTTGGACGGGTTTCGATTGCCTTCCGACATTTGCCTCACCGGAAAATTTGTGAGGAAACTCTTTTCTCATTCGAGAATTGATTTCATTATAGTATTCATCTGACTGTGCGTCAAATCCTTCTTCTTCAATAAGTTTTTTATGAATTCCGAAGGCAGCGTACGTCATGGCCTCGTCCTGACCAAACCACGCGTTCTCTCTTGCCCATTTTTCCGCTTTTGGATCGGGTTGTTGAGGTTGTGGTTGTTGATACTGCTGTGGTTGTTGAGGAATTGCCTGTGTTTGAGGTTGAGCCGCTTTCTCTTCTTCCAACCTCTTTGTTGCTTTAAGACGTTCATTATCTAAAGTCAATTGAGCAAGTTGTTCTTGTGCTTTGACAATTGCGTCAGCATCTCTTGCTTGTATGGCTCTTTTTAGATTGTCTTTAACAACTTCAGTTTGAGTCGTTACTCGAGATTCAAACTCACTCAAATATCCTTTATCTAACTGAGAGTATTTGGTTTGGCTATCTTCGTATTGCTTCTTTAATCCTTCAGCATACTTTAAAGCCTCTTCTCTTTGTCTTTCAGCTTCTCGATATTTTTTAGTGAGATTAGCAATTCTCTTTTTAACAGATTCACTATAATCATCTAAACCATCTGATTGTTGTTTTTCTTCAGCGCTCTCTTGTTCAACTTCTTGAACGCTTACTTCTTCTTTTACTTCACCGTGATGTTTTGTTTCTTTTTCATTTTTAGATTCTTCTTGATCTAAAACAATTTCTACTTCATCACCGGAAGTATCGATATCTACCATTTTGGATTTATCTTCTGCCATGGCTACCTACCTTTCTACCTTGTCTAGTTTTACGTTAGACGGAAGAATACTCATTGGATCGTCAACTTGTGCAATGATTTCATCATCATTCACAACACGCAATTCCCCACCGTCAATATACAATCTGGATCCGGCATATTTGGTAATGACTACCCAATCACCTTCCTTGCACCATGGTCCATCAGGGAAACGATCTTTATCTCTGTAAGCAGAAGGTCCTACCTTCA